CCTACAGCGCATTGAGAACGCCAATGACCCCGCTTGAGTTCAAGCAGCACCGGGCGCGGCTCGGCCTAACACAGGCCGGGCTTGCTGCGCTTTGGAACATGGGTAGTAATGGCGGGCGCACTGTGCGGCGTTGGGAAAGCGGCGAACGGTCAATCAACCCCATTGCCATCCGTTTGATGCGCTATGAAGCCGAACGAACCCGCCTGCTAAACCCGTCGCCAGGTTCATCGTCAACCGCTGACAGTAAATCAACCACCTCATAGCATAGCTGCTCAAGCGCTGCCTCGACATCATCATTGTTCGCAGCCAGCACCACGCTATGCAGGCGGATCGCCTTCTCTGATCTGGTGCTCGGCGTCTCGTTCTCTTTGCTCATTGATCTTTGACCTTTTCAGGCTGGGCTTCATACGTGGGCGAAACACTGGTGATGCCAGTGCCTTTGCCATGGGGTTGGATTTTCGGGGTTTGGGTTTGCCGTCTAGGCGCTTATGCTTGCGGGGCATCTATCATCCCGTTTGGGTTGATCTTGTAAGGATTGCTTACAGGTTGAGCGGTTTGATCCCGAACGGGATTGCGCAGTGTGGCTGAGTATACGGCGCAGCATTCAAACCGTTAGTTTGAGGCCAAGCGCTCTTGCCAAAGCAATGACAGTCGTAAACTTCACGTCGCCACTCCCACGCTCAACAAGTGATACGGTGGCCTGGCGGACGTTAGCGGCATCAGCCAATTCAGTTTGCGTCATACCGTTGTGAATCCGTGCGGTGCGAATAGCGCTGCCGAGGTCTTCGGCGCTTTCAATGTTGGATGGCCGCGCAGTGTCAGCATAGGCGGCTAGAATGTCCTTAACGTTTGTCAGGAACCATTCACGCCCGTATGCCTCTAATTGCTGCGCCTTCAAGGCGTTGTGAATTCTGGCCTCAAGGCCCTTGGCGTCATCTGTCCACAAGACCAGATCGACAAACGGTGTGTATTGCATCGAAGCCTGCTGGCTCTTGATGCGCTTATATGGGCAGCGTTGCGCACTGCCGATTTTGATGGGGTAACGATTTTCAGCCCGCGTACCATCATCAAACGAATAGCAGTAAACCGCTTGCGCGCCGTTGCCGATTTCTCGAAGTGCTTCCATGGCCTTAATATATGCGCCGTAGCGCATAATTCAAGATGCGGTCTAGCGCATATCAAAACCCGTTCACCTTCACGCGGCTAACCTCGCCCTTTTCACGGTGAAAAGTTATCGCCTGCAATTGAGCGCGGGCTGTGTAGGCATGGGATACCGCATAGGCATCGCGGGCGGTTACAGCGCGTAGCTGTTCCCACTGTACGCCGCCAATGTCAGCGCTTTTGTGATGGTGAAGGTGGCCAGTGAATAGGAACCGGTGACGGGTCTTGCCCCATAGCTCGGCGTACTGGTCAGCGATGAAGTGGACCATGCGATCAGCCTTGGCCTTGTCGCCGTGGTGGGCTGCCAGCATCACCTTACCGTGTTGTTTAACAAACCATTCACCCGGTGTCTTTTGAACCCGTATGCGTGGGTTATCGCGGTAGCGTTCACCAAGGGCAAACAGGACCGCCAAATATGCAAACGGGTCATGGTTGCCGGGAATAATGTGAACACGCACCTTAGCGTGCTTTTCCGCCGCACAATCAATTGCTGCAACCAGCGTTTCTATGGTAATGTCTATGGTCTTGAAGTGTCGCGTATCAACGTCCAGAATGTGGCCGCTTCGGCGCGTCATATTGGTTTGATCATCCGCGTGGGTTAAATCGCCTGCGCTTAGAATAACAGCCGTTTCAGATGCCGGTGACGATGCCACGCATTGGGCCACCCACGACTTGACCCGCTCGGCTGCTTTGGCCGTGTCGTAATCCTCGCCAGTTTCCTTGCCCCACGCTTGAAGACCCATGTGCACATCGCTCAAAGGATACAGCGTCAACAGGTCGGCTTCGCTGTGTTCTGGTGCTGATACCACCGGGGCTGCTGTAAGGCTCTCAAAAACGCCCCTGATGCGTTCTAACATGTCTTCTGCGGCAATGGCCTGCTTTGGCACCGACCAGCGCACCGTTTCCAGTTTGCGGCCCTCGTCGTCTAGGACGTACTTATATCCGCCTTGAACCTCAACGCCATTCATGCCCGCTGCTTGCATAGAGCCGCGTGCGCCGTCTGACAAATGGTAGCCTAAGTCCCTGCCCCGCTTAAGGCGGTTGCGCATGGCGTTGGGACTTATGCCAAGGTGCCTAGCTGCGGCGCTGTTGTTATTGCCGCATTGCTCGTATGCTTCAACGGCTGCGCGGTATTGTTCTGGCGTCACAATGGCCGTCGCCATCAGATTGGCTGCCCGTAAACAGCTTCCATGGCCTTGCCGTGTGCCACCGGCATGGTGCCAAGGCGGGGCGTGCAAGCAACGCCGTCGCGGATCATGTAAAGATAGGCGCCGCCACCGGCCTCAACCACAAGGGCCGACAGTCCGCGCGATGCTTCCGGTCGATTGTCAATCACCGCTGCGATGTAAAGGTCAGCTTCCAGCGGGGTTAGCATATAATAGGGTTCGCCCGCCTCGCCAGCAGCGTCAATCAATTCCTCCGGTGTGCCGAAGTCATCATGACAAATCATGATGGTTTGCGCTTGCACCGGATCAATCCCGCGTGCAAAATAGAACGCTATCAACAAGGCCAAGAAAAGCGCAATCAATCCAAATTGCAGGCACAAAAAAACCGCCATACGGCGGCGGGTAACAGCATTACGGGCCATGGTGGCCTCCTGTGTGGTGTTGGGGTTAGGGTTAGTCCGTCACCTCGAAAACATTGCTTTCATCCCAGAAAATGCGGGGTGTGTTGCCCTCGGCCCGCGTCATAGACCAAGCTGTAATCAGGCGATAAAGTCCCGGTTCGGTGATGCACTCTGCCATGTCCACGCCCGCATAGGTTGACAGGCGCATAGTCACTTCACCAGCTTCGGTGATGGCGTAAGGCGCAAGGCCGTCGCCTTGGCAAACCTCGACCCATTGGCCATCGCGGTTTTGCAAAACCTCAACCGTCCATCGGCCCTGCATGTTTTGTGTGATAGTGCGTTGGTAGGATATAATCGGGTCTTCACCCACACGGTGAATTGGCACCTCAATATGCGCGTCAAACCAATCCGGCGAGGTCAAGTTTGCCAGCACAGTTGCACCCAACACAGCCCCGCCGCCGAACATGACCGAACCGATAAGGGCAAGCATCAGGTTGCCATCATCCAGCGCCCACTTATGCCAAAAATCCAAGCGCATATCAGCCTCCACTTATCAATTGCAAAAAGCCCTTGACCTGGGTTAAGCCCCAGCCTATTGCGGTTCCCATCGCCGTTAGCGCCAAGCCAACGCCGCCCATCTTGGCAAAGGTCAGGTTCATCTCAGTGACCTTTGTTTCCATGGCTTCCAGTTTTTTCATCATGGCGTCTTGCTTGGTTTCCACACGGGTCAAGCGGTCCCGTTCTTCTGGCGTCACGCGCGCCTCCTATCGTTGGCAGGCAGGCGATTGACGACAAACACGGTTATGCGTGGCCACGTCTTCGGCAAAGGCACGATCCATCCGCACGATGTAATCGGCTGTTTCTGGTGTTGGGGTTAGTGCCCGAAAGCCTGCGCCCGCCTCAGGGGCAACCGTCTGGCATCCCGCGAGAAAGCTCGCGGCTAAGACAATCGTTATCAAGCTCGCGTACTTCATCGCTGGCCTCGTTCGCTATTCTGTTTTGGGTTTGGGTGGATTGTGCCTGTGCAGCGGCTTGCCTGTTCCGCTCATAAGCCGCGCCATAGGAAAATCCGATAACGCCCGCCACAAGAGCCGCTAGGCCCATATAGGCTATGGTCTTGATGCTTGGGATGCCGAACATTAGGTTGCCCAGCCCATGCGCTTGGCAAACCAATACCAGCCTTCGGTGATGGCCATCAAAGCGCCGCCAATGCCCGTTTGAATGAGGAAGGCAATGTCAGGATCAGCACCAAGCTCGCGACCAATGACGGGATCAAGAAACCCGCCAGCAACGAGCGCCCCGGCAAGATAGCGCGCAATAATGCGTGAAATTGGTCCGATCATGGCTTTTCACTCCGATCAATCATGTTCCGAAACTCTGGCCAGTAGCGCCAAATTGCAGCGCCCACACCAACCAAAACGATGGCCCCAATCACCCATGGCAACCATTCAAGGGGCGTGGATTGCGCGGCTGGGGCTGTTTCAACAGCGACGGTCGTGACACCCGTTGCGCCCGCGCCAGCACCAACACCAGCGGCTGCTTTGCGAGCGGCAATTTCACGGTCAATCTGCGCCTTGGTGGCTGGGCCAAGATCACCGTCATTTACAAGGTCGGGATGGCGTTTCTGAAAGGCCAGAACAGCCGCTTCGGTGCGCGCACCCCACAGGCCGTCAATTGGCCCTGGATCGTGCCCTAACGTCTTCAAGTGCCCCTGATAGTCGCGCAGTTCATCATCCATCACCGGAGCCAGTTTCACGTGGCCATAGTCGGCATGTTCGATAACGCGCCCCTCTTCTTTACGGCGACGAACAAGGCCGGGAAGTGTGCGGCCCCCTGCTGTGTTATAGTTGTTGGAAAGGATGGACGCGGCACCGGCAATATCGCCATCACGCAATGCCCTACCCCAGCGCCATTTCGCAGCGCCAGGACCAAGGTTAAAACAGGCGGATGTTGCGCCATCGTAATGGTGCTGTTTGGTGGGGCGGATGTCACGATTGACGGCTGCGCCATATTCTTCATCAGCAACTTTGGGCAAAATGTCCAAAGCCTCTTGGCGGGAAATCGTATCGCCCATGCGCAGGGGCCGCCCACGGGTCTTGATCCAATACGCCTTGAACACAGCGGATCGGTTTGTATAACCAGTGCCAATGGTCACAACATTTACAGGGTCGCGGTATGCGCGGGTCACGTTGCCTTCATGGCTTGCCACGAATGCAGCGCCCTTCTTGGAAAGCGTTAGGCTCATCAGACTTTTCCTTTCAGCCAAGAAAAAACCCGCCTGAAAAGACGGGTCGATGTGGTCCAGATATAAACGCCCGCGAAAGACGGGTAGATAAGCCATCGCCTGCGCGTTAGCCGTTCTTTGGCGTCTTCAAGAAAAGCCCATGCAGCCTTGCCAGCGGGCCAGCCATGCAGATGCAGGCGGGTATCGTGTCGGCGGGCTATCCATAGCCATTCATGGTCATGTGGGCTTATGAGCCATTCCAAGCAACGTGGCACGGATACCTGGAAGACAAAGCCCTTAGGCGCAGAGCCGGATGGCTGGGTCAGTATGTAGTCAGTGCGGCCTATCCGCTTCCAGGGGTATTCACTCACGGCCAATACTTATCGTCTACGTAGTCGGCGGGGATAGGGTCAGTGTCCTTGAGTGCCTTGGCAGCGAACACATGCACGCTTTCCCAATTCGCCGCCGCCGCACCAAAAGCCAAGACCGTCTGCGCATCCATCCCGACCAAGCTATTGTCGGTAGCGATCCAAGCAAAGTCTGTTGACCCGCCGTGCCATTTGGTGTCGGTTGGGGCCTTGCCGTTTACCGTGATTGCTTGATGAGCTAGAGCAGCCGCCCCTGTAATCCGCTTTTGAGCCAAGGCGTCTGACTGGTAGTGTGTGCCGTTGAAAACGAAACCAGCCGCCACGCGGCGTGTCGCTTCTGCATCCACATCGGCTTTGGTTGGTGGGGGTGCGGGCGGCTCTACACTGGTCAGTCCTTGATCGGCGGGATCGCCAAGCTCCTGAATTTGAACAGCCTCACCGTCAGCGTCCCACCACGTCTCGCCACGATGATCTAAAACATGAACCCAAGCGGAGCCATTCCAGACGCGGGCCTTACCCGCCTGTTCAGCAGGTGCTGCGGTGTCCGTTGCGTTGGCGGGGATCAACAAGTTGCCCTTATCCAACGGATCAGGGTCTGCCTGTCCTGCGCCAACAAACTCGCCACTGACAGGGTGATAGTGATAAATTTCCATAGTCCTGTCTCCTAGTATTTGATACACGCAAGAAGTGCGATATTGCGTGGGCGGGTTTCTGTACCGCCAGTGGCTCTCACACCTGCATTGTCGTTACCACCCCCGATTGATGTGTTGCTGCTATCGCCCACGAACTTTCCGCTGCTGCCACCGCCGCCAATCGCCCAAGTCCAAATCGCGTGATCGTGCGATTTAATCTCGTCTGTCTGCGCACTGCCAAAGCCTCGCCCACTATCTATACTGCGACCATCATCCCACCCACGAATGAACTCACCACGCAGATCGGGTATGTTAAAGGTGGTTGAACCGTCACCAGCACCGAAAGTGGTGCCAATAGCTGCGAACAGGTCCGCATAGGTCGTCCGAGAGATAGCTGCGCCGTTCGCCTTCAAATAGCCGGTTGGTGCCGCGTTTGCCGCAAACCAGATGACCGTACCAGACGGAGTGCCCCCGCCTGACAATTTCCACGCGGCCCCATCATAAACCTGCGTCTCAGCAGCCGTGGTGTTGTAGATCGTGTACCCAGCCAGCGGGGACACGAGAGCATCGCGGGCAGTCTCCGTCATGCGCGGGGGAGTGAAGGGGCCTGTTGCGCCTTGGGGGAGGACCGCATCTATGCCAGTGTCTAGCTGATCAAGCGCCGCCGCTACATCGGCACCAGAAACGCCGCTATCGTTTGAAATGTCAGACGCAGCGAAGGTTGCGGCAACAATTACCGGGTTAAGCACCAGCCATGCACCTGCCGCGCTGTCTGCGCTTGCGTCATAAACGCAATCAACGGGCTGGCCTGCTTTAATCTCACCAGCGGTCAAAACCGCGCTATCATGCAGCAGCTTCTTTGCGCCTAATGTATCTACGTTAAGCGTAGCTGCGCCCGTGTTATCAACATCTGGCAGCCATGTCAGGCGGATGCCATCAGCAAGGGCTGTAATCTGGCTGGTTGTGGCAAGAATATAAGCCGTGCCGCTTGCGCTGGCCGTTGAATTGGCCGCCGAAATATCTTCGCGGTATGCGCCAATGTCGCCGACAATTCCGCGATCAGCGTTGTTACCACTCGCTACGGTCGTGACCCCCTCAGTGATAGACGTGCCGGTATTTCCCCCGCTTGTGCCAACCGTGCCCGCGCTTTGTGTCGGGTCGGTTGGGTATCCATATACGCCGCTCATGTGCTAAATCCTTACCATAAAGACCAACCACCGCCACCACCCGTATAAGGGTTGCTGGATGAATTGGCATTGCTTGTAAAAGGTTGATCCGTACCGCCATAGGCCAGGCCGCTACCGCCTGAATTGCCGCTGTAAAGGCCATGGTTTGGCCCCCATTGCTGGCCTGCGCCGTCATAGCCATTAAGTTGGGTGGGCGATCCCGGTGATGTGTAGCCGATGACGTTGGCGGGGCCTTGTGGCGCATCGTAAACGGGCGTGGGCGCGCTTGCCGTATAGTTGCTATCGCCACCACTACTTTGCGGCAAAATCTGCGCTTGTGGCTGTTGCACTGGCGCTGTCGCGGCTATTTCCTCAATAGCAGCAACCACGTCTTGTTCTGTTAGGCCGTTGTAAGCTGGTGTGGGCATTGCCGTGGGCGTGTAAGCGCTGGCCTGCCTTGCTGGCGTTTGCGGCGTGTAAAGCGGCACCGGTTCTGGCGCGGGCACATAAAGCGGCTGTTCGGCTGGCACCCACTGCGCTTCTGTTGCCGGGTCAAAGAACCAGCGTGACCCTTGGGGGGCCTGTTGCTGGGCTGCCATCAGGCGCTCATAATAATCAATCATCGCAACCTCGTTTAATAGAAGGCACTGCCAAGGCTATCAGCCCATGCATCGTGGGCGCTTGCACCTGTACCGCCGCTGTTGCCCGTGACGCTGGCGTAGGTTGGTAGGCCGGTGTTATCCTGCCAATTCGGTGTGTTTTGCGTGGGCCGGTTTGAACCTTGCACGAAGCCTTGCCGCGCCGCCGCTGTTGGTGACAACGACATGGGCTGATTGGCCTGGTAATTGTTAAAGGCCATGCCACCTAGCCCACCTAGGGCCGCACCAATTGGCCCGCCAATCATGCCACCAAGGGCCGTTCCTGCCATAGGGGCGATGCGGTCGGTGCTGAACATGCCAGACAGAAAATCACTGATGCCATCCATGGGTGTTTGGCGTGGGTTGCGCGGCGCACTTGGCGGCTGTGCTGGCAACACTATCGCGCTATTATCCACCGGGCGGGCGACCGGGTTAGGCACGTTACCAAACTGCGATGATGGGGCAGGAACCGATGGGCCGGGAATTGAAAACGGTGTTGCGGTCGGCGCTGCAAACGGGTCAACACCCTGCAAAGCCCGGTTGCCGTAATTGGTCAACATAGCCTGCTTGGACGGTCCAGCCGGTGCCGCTGGCGCTACTGGTACGGCAACCCGGTAGGTCTCTTGAATGGTGCGTGGTGGCGCTGGTGTTTGCGCTACCGGTGCCGGGGCAGGCGCGCGACCCATGGCCATTTCAGCCGCCGATTGATTGGCAAACGAACTATTCGTCACCGCTTGCCGGTTGCCGCGTTCCCATTGCTCATAGGCAGGGTTTGCCACCTGTCGTGTGCGGGTTTCATACTGGAATTGATCGGGTGAACGTGGTTGTGGTGATGAATAGGTGCTGGCCTGCGATACGCGAAACTGCGGTTGCGTGCGGCTGTCCGGCGAAAGGGCGGCGTTAAACGCCTGATTGATGCGAGCGCTATTGTCTGAGAAACTGCCACCGGATGCGGTATTGCGGGATGCATCGCTAAAGGCTTGGTCTATGCGCTGGCTGCCCATGGATTGTGGGGCGGGTAAGGCTTGGCTTATAACGGGTGTAATAGGGGCCGCGCGGGCGGCGTCCATAGATGACAAGGCCGCACGCTCATAGCTGGTCAGGTTGGCGTTTGGGCTGGCGAGCGGTGCCGGGTTTGACTGCATGGCTGCGCTGCGGGGCATTGGCCCCGGCACCATCGTGGAAATGCGCGGCTGTTCACCGGCCTGCAAACGGTTAAACGTTGGTGACTGGCGGGCATAGTCTGGAATGGGGCCGGAAACGCTAAAACGACCGCTAGGCCGCGCGCCCATGTGCACATGCCCACCCGAGCTTTCGGGATAGAAAATAAGCTCGCGCCCACCACCGGCTAAACCAGCTTCAAGCAGCGCTACGTTTTGTGCCTCTGTCAAATTTCGGCGGCGAACGTCTAAAGCATCACCGCTTTTGTGCAGGCTGTTTGCGGCTCCATACGTCGCGTTTTGTGGCCTGCGTCCTTCCGTGACGGTAAACTGACCTGCGTTAGAATTCGCCATCAGGTCCAGCATGTTTTGGGCGGCTGGTGAAAGGCCATCAACAGTAGCCCCAGGCTTAACTTCAAATCCGGGCTGGTTGGCGATGTAACCACCAAGGGTGCGCTCTTGCATAGGCGCGCCCGGTAGCGGTGCTGAAGGGGCTTGCGTCGGTGTGTTAGGGCGTGCCGTGGGGTTAGGCACTTGCGGCGTCATAGCCGCCGTCATCATAGATGGGGTTGCGGGTGTAGGCGGCGCGATGGCTTCCAATTCTTGCGCATTAAAATCATTCGCAGGATCGGGTCTTTGCGGGCCGCTTTGCCTCGTCATACCCGTGACATTGCCTAGTGTGACTTCACCTGAACGCCAATTCCGTGACGGTTCGGTGCCATGGTAGTGGACGGCATCGCCCACACCGAAGCGTTGTGCGCCCGCTTCAATCATCGGGTTTATCCAACCCTCAAGATTGCGACGGTCGCTGTGGTTGGGGTTGGCGTAGTGCAAGCTATCGCCAACAATGGAAGGCGCGCCATCCAGTCGGGATTGCAGATGGCCGGTTACAATGTTCTGCACATAATCCGGGGCACTTGGCGCGCGATCAACTGAGCCGTAAGGGCTTAGCCGCGATGGTCCGGTAATTTTGGAAAACGCCCGGTTTTCGTTCAGTACACCTTCAACGGTTGATGGAAAATCTGGTGACGCGACCCTATTTAGGATAGTATCTGTGACCGCTGCCACCATTCTGGCGTATTCTTGCGGATGACTGCTTCGGATGTGATGCGGCACTTCTGTCGCCACCACTCGCCCGATATAGTCCACGTCCTGTTCTGTGAGGTTTAATTCAGACATGAACAAAGCCCTTTGCGCATTATTGCTCGCTTCCATGCCCTTCGCTGCCATGGCTTCAGGCACGGGAACATCGCGGACGTGCCAGTTTGAAAACGGCGTCCAAGTAGACTTTTTTATTGGTTGGGATGGGTCTTCGGTTCTCGTTTATGACAACGAAACGGAAGTGGAGGCGGTGGCATTACGCCTCAACGGCGCAATGACCTTCGTTTCAGATGACGGTCAGCAAACTTGGCTGGCAACCATTGGCAACACTGGCGCAATAGCTGGCTTTAATGACGGTGAAGTAGTCAACGCCGATATAGGTCAAGGGCAATGTCAGGAACTAGACGTTTGATGCTAACCACCTGTCGTGGTGGTGTCGAGTGAAAACATGGAGATGAAGCAATGTTTTTTGTAATAATTTACTTCTTGGCCTTGGCATTTTTTTTGCTGGCCCTGCGTTTGCCCGAACCACGCCAATATAAGAACCGGTATTTGTCAGCGGAGCACCGCGACCTCGATTTTGGCTCCTATGATGAGGATTGGGAACAAAGGCATTTGATGGACAGAATTGAATTGCACCAATCAGCCCAAAAAGAAGCGTGACACTAGCCACCATAGGCTTGTGGGTTGGGTTGATAGGCAACAGCGGTTGATGCGCCAGCCGCATTGGATGCCATGCCTTGTGCGGCCTGCCTTGAGGCTGTGCGGGCCTGTTGTTTACCAATCTCACCAAAGATAACCGCTAGTTTCTGCGGGTCTGTCTCGGTTAGCATATCGATCAAAATACGGCGTTCAGTGCCGCCAATACCGCCCGGCAAACGCCGAATGATGCGCGCTGCCGATTGCCTTAAAGCAGACAAAATACCCCCGCCGCCTGATGCAACATCTGCCCCAAGCTCCGCAAGCATCTGCATAGCCTCGCCATCAGCTTGCGCCAGATTATAAGACGTTTGCGAGCCACCAGTAACAGCTTGCCTTGATGCAGCAATTTCGCGCTGTGCTGCGATGTGGCGGGCAAAATCGTCTGCTGCTTCCTCGCTACCAAACATGGCGCGGATGGCCTGTAAGCGGTTGCCGCCTGGGCGCAGTTGGGTGGTTGCATCCGCCATATCTTGGATACGCCCGCCGAAGCGGTTAGCCGCTGTGATGCGAGCCAAGGCGCGTTGAGGCGCTGTCGCGTTCTGCATCCAGTTGCGAAGCTGGTCTGCTGACATGCGGTCAAACTCGCGACCTACCGGCATCCCATCAATCCCTGACATTAGGGTGGAATGCAAATTGTCCGCTTCGCGCAATGCGGGGTTTGCAGCTTTCATAATGCGATCAAGCGCCCCACGAAGTTGCCCCGGCCCATACGTGCCACGGGTAGCCCCGGCTCGCGACCCCATGTCTGCAATATCATCGAAGGCATAGCGCATGTAATGCAGCGCGCGGATATCAATGTCTGGCAAATCATCCAAAACCTTGCCCGCATCGTCAAAGACATCTGGAAAGCGAACGCCAGCCCTAATTAACTCCGGGTCGTTCCTCACCATTGTTTGTGCACGCCTCACCGCTTGCCGACCAGCCGGAGTATTGAAAACCATTTTTAGGGTGCGGTTCTGGCCGCTAACCGTTCCCTGTACCCGTTCGTAAAGCGGGCGCGTCTGCTGGCGTACTGCTTGCCTATATTGGCTTTCAATCTGGCTTGGCGGCGTAAGGCGGAACCGATCCGGCACAAGCCCTGCATCTGCTCGGCTGCGAATAGCGCGCGGGGCATCTTGCAGCCGGTTTTCGACAAAATCGTCAAGGCGACGGCCAGAACTAAGGCCTGTAGCAGTGCCTGGTGTGTCGCGCACGGCACGCGCTAGACCGCGCGTTGAATTTCCCGTTTCAAGCAATGACCCACTTACGCCATCGCGGCGCATTTGGTCCAAACGTCCGCGCGCCTGTTCTGCGGTTAGCCCGTCATCATCCAAACGCCTTGCAATGCGGCGCAAGGCACCTTGACGCGCGTTAACAGGTGTCACACCATCACGCATTGTGCCACGTGGGATTGCACGACTAACGCCCCTAGCTAGTCCTGAAATGCCCTCAACAGCGCCACCAATACCACCCCCAGCAACAGCACCAAGTGCCATGCCTCCAAGTGCATTTTGCGACCTTTCTTGTAAAGTGTCACCCTCACCAAATCCAACAACGCCGCCCGCAACGCCGCCTGTGCCCGCCGCTTGTGCAACGCGCCCCAAGCCCGTTGATGCGGTAGGCAACGCCACACCTAGCGAACGCGCCGCACCCATGGGGGCTAAAATGCTCGTTCCTAAGCCTAGCGTATCAGATGCAAGGCGCTCAATGGAACCTTGCCGCCTTTCTGCATCTTGTGAAGCGCCAGCATCCCGTGCCCGTGCCCGTTCCCAAGCGCCATCAATGCCGCCGCCCGTAGCAATATCTTGCACTGCATAGCCAGCCGCACGGACTTCATCTGCAAAGGGAACCATATCACCGGCACGCTGGAAAAAATCTGTGGCGACTTGAGAGATAGAGCGGTCTGCGTCACCTAGTGCTGAGCGCTGGCCTGATTGTCCACCGGCAACTTGCTGCCGCACCACACGTTGAATAACAGCCGGGTCTGTTCCTTCTGGGAAATTCAAAACCGTCCCATCAGCAAGGCGCGCCTCAATCGTCATTGGATTAGGTTTCCTTGCTCGTCAAAGTTAAGGACTTGCCGCCCACCACCTGTGCTGGGAACTTGAACATCATCAGGGGGGCCTTGTTGGGTCATTTCACTGATGAACGCCTCAACCGCTTGTGGGGTTGGCTCAACGCCTTCCAACAGCAAGAAACCGCGCGCAACGTGCTCTTGGAAGTTGCGCAATTCACGCTGGAAGGACTCAGGGTCTTGCGTGGTAGCAAGGTTAGCCAATGCAGCTTCTGCACGCTGGCCTTCATAGTCTGTAATCTGCCCGCCGCCCTTGAGCGCTTCACGGGCCTGCATGAACGCCTGCCCGCCTAGCCGTTCAATATCAGCGCGAACGTTCACCGCGCCTTGCACAGCGGATAAAGGAGATTGGCCACCACCGAACCATTCAACATAGTTTCGCGGGTTAACCTGTGGAGCCAAGGCACCTTCATAAGCCCCGGTTGCCCGTTCAAGGTTGGGGTCGTTCATAATTTCTTGCGCAAGCTGGATAGCTGGGCCAGCAGACGCGCGGGCGGTAGCAAGCGCCTGTTGCCGTTCTTGCGTTTCTTCGGCGTTGGGATCAAAGCCCGCCATATCTTGAAAAACAAACTCGCCTGTATCAACAAACCGTTGCCGCCCGTTGGCATCTTCCATGATGCGGCGTTCTTCCGGCTGCGCAGGCGGGCGCAAAGCCTCACTTAGCAGCGCCGTGTTGCCCGATGATACAAGCGCCTGGATTTGGTCCTCTGACATATCCGGGCGCATATTGCGCAAAGCTGTAATCGTCGCGTTCTGGCGTTCGCTTTGCTGGCGCTGCTCTTGGTCCAACATGCGGCCCTGCATAGCCCCCGATGGGCCGCCTGCTAAGCCACGCTCAAGAATGCCAGCACCCATGCCCATAAGCATGTTGGAGTTATTGCCAAGAAAGTCGCCAACGCCGCTGAACATGCCCGGGGCGCGCGTCTGTGCGGCCTGTGCCTGTGGTGTGGGCTGTGGGGCCTGTTGCTGCAACACTTGGCTTAGGATGCCCTGTGGGGGCATATTTGGGCGCGGTGTAGGGTTGGGTGGCGGTGCGTTTCGATAACGGCCTAGCATGTCGTTATAAGGGCGGCCTGCATTGGCAAAGCCGCGATTGATGACCATATCAAGAATGCCTTGCATCTTAGAAGCCTCCAAACAGGCCAGCAGCCGTTAGACCGTATCCCAAGCCCATTTCAAGCGGGGATTTGTAATTAGGGTTTGGTGCTGAAACTTGCGCCGTTGATGTGCCGTAATTGTTGACCACGCCCTGCAACAGGCCGCCAAAATTGTTAAGCTCTGACAGTGTGGCCGTGTGATCGGCGTTGAACTTGGCCAAATCCTCATCCAATTGACGGGCGGCCAAGTCTTCTTCCATCGAACCGACTTGCAGCATCGTGTCGTATGGGGCCAATTGCGCGGCATACATGGCCGGGGAAAGCTGGCCACCGGTAAAGACGTTCTGATTGCCTGTCTGCATGGCATTGAAGGCCGAACCGGCTGCGTTGTTGGCCAAGCTGTCTTGTGCCTGCGCCCCGGAAAGCAGGGCGTTGGATGCGCTCATCTGGTTGGCGCGTTCCATGTTGTAATTCTGCGAGCGAATGCCGGATGCCATCTGGCCAATGCTATCGGCTAGGGTTTTCTGATGTGTACCAGAGCCGCCACGCCCTATTGTGCCCATCTGGTCAGTGATAGCCGTTCCCATTGTGGTGGCGTTGTCGCTGATCATCTGATCAATGTAGGGGTTACCGTTAAGGTTGTTGCCCGCCGCTGTATTCATGTTTTGGGAAACGCCAATAGCCGCTTCTGGCCGGTAAGAACCATCAGCCGATCGAGCCAGGTTGCCGATCATGCCTTGCTGCTGGCCGGTTAGACCGCCGCCCTGCAAGATGCCTTCAAGGCCCTGGTTGGCTAGGGATGCGCTTGCATTGCCCTGCGAGGCAACGTCAAACATGCCTGCCATGGCTTGCTGTGTTGGCTGGCTGTAGGGAACAACGGTGCTAAAGTCTGGCGTTTTGGGCTTTAGCGCGCCCTCGGCATAGGCCGTTTCAATATCCGCACCAAGCGTTTCCAAGCCACCCTGCGCCCATTCAGGCGGGGCGTTATTGTTGACCGTTGTGGTCGTGCTCGTTGGCCGGTTTGATCCACTAGACATTAGATAGCCCCCTCAAAGACTGTGTGCGTGGCCTTCAAGCCGTAATCGCGCAAAACACGCTCATAACCGCGCCGAAACTGCCCCTCGATCTGAGTGCAGCCGCGCCGTTTCATCCATTGCAAAAGGTAAGGAAAAAAACCGATCCACCGCTTGATGGTGCCGCGCTTGGCAACACACCAGACAATGTTTCCGCATCGAATTTGTGTTTTGTTCAAGTCGTAAACTTCAATCGCCGCAAAGCAGATAATTTCGCCCGCATCCTTGACAAAGAAGCCCGTTAGCGAACCATCGCGAAGTCGTTCTGCCGTAACCTCAACAGGCCAGCGGCCATTGGTGTCTGTCTCGGCTTTCTTGAGCCAAGGCCAAACGGTTTTGAATGTATCGGAATCGTCGTAATCATCTGGCGCAGCTTCCCAAAGCCAAGCCGTCAAACCCCATCCCTTTGCGTAATGTAGGCGAAACAATCGACCGCATCAGCGGCGCTAACCGTGACGCGAATTTCGTCTTCGTCTTCCAGCAAGTGACCCGGCAAGGTTTTATCGACCTCACTGTTTGAGGCCACCGTCAAAGCGGCCCCGAAAAGCGGAACCGTGTCATCTTCTGCCTTGCGGTAATGACTTACCGTCACCGTGCGACTTGGTCCCGTTGCATTCACAAAGCGCAAGGCGTGAACCAAGACACGATTAGAACCAGCGGTTAAAAGCGCCGTTGCGTTGGTGCTGTCAGGTCTGACGTGGTAGTGACCACTTGCCCCAGTTGGGGCTTGGATGCGAACAGCCATCAGGCCCACCCGCTAGGACGTATGCCGTCCACCTCAATGGCGGTAAGCGCTGACCACGCCTCGCCTGCTGGAATGTTGATCTTGAACTTGTGCGACAACCCATCGCCGCGCTGTGTAATCATGCCGCCCCTGTTTGGGCTTGTGAGGGCGTTGAACGTGGTTGCGTCTGTTGGGGTGGCCTTGGTGCCAATTGCGCCCGTATAGGCGTTTGTGCCTTCCACAATGGGCCTAAACCCACTGACAAAAGCGCGCCGACCTTGTGCAAATTGAATGTTGGCCGTTTCAATCTCGGCTTCCATTGCGCCGCCACTAAAGAAACCGAAACGAAACTGGTTATCAAAGCCCGCAAGCTGTGGCCTGCCCCCGTCATAAACGCGGCTGTCGATTGATAGGTTTATTTCGTCTGATAGGTCAGAAATACCGTCTGAAAACTGGCTTGGTGCTGATGCCCGCATAAGATGACCGCTTTCCAGCGCCAGCGGAAACCACTTTTGCAAATCGTAATTGAAACCAATGGCGCGGTCAGAATACCCAACACCAGCAAAGCCAGGGCGTGCATAGCGCCAGATGACCAGCTTGTTTGCCGGATCGTGCGCACCTTGCACCGACCATAGCTTGGTCAGGTCAACCTCTGAACCACCCATAAACCAGCTATCGACGATCTGCGCGCCAACCGACTGAATAGCCCCACCGGCACCGGCCAGGTAAAACCCATCCTCTGACAAGAAAAAGGCCCCCGCCGGAGCCTCAACAATACTTTGACCGGATGGCGCACCAAACTTTTGCCGTAGTTCGCGCCGCGTTATCATCATACCTTGGCGGGCAAAGCCTTGGATGGCATCAGTCTGGAACACATAAAGCAAGTCCCCGACAACAGCGCCGCCCGTTACCTCGCCACCGCTTTCAAAAACCTGGAAGTCTGCGCCCCGGTTTACATCGCCCCACACTGTGTGGTTGCGCGGCGCTGAATATTCCACACGGTTAGGCGTTGCCACCTGCCCTAGCGCCCATACGCGATCTGCAAACGTCACCACATAGCGTGCGGTGGGGGCACCAGAAATGGTGCTAAACGTGCCCGATCCAATCGTTGCAACCTGCAAGCCCGGAAAGCCTGCATTGGCCGCGATCACCTTGTCCCCAAAAACGGTAAAGCTTACCGGGTCTTCGTCGCTTAGCGTGTAGCTGCCAAGGGCCGAATTGCTAACGTCCGTCCAAGACCAAGGCGATGTGGCAGTGTTAAGCCGATACATGCCGCTGGCCGTTGCGGCGTAAATGTGTGTCGTACCATCAGCCGGATCAATGGCCTCAATACCACCTAGCACCGCACCGCCTAGCGCAGCGCTTTGGTGCACAAACTGGTTAAACTTACCCCAGCCATCACGCACCGGCTGCATACCACGCACTGTGTCAATCGCACCCCGATTGAACGATGAAGCAGCGGGGGCAAAATCGCCCAAAGCTATTGTTGTCATTAGGGTGTCGGCCCGCTTGGCCGTGACGCAATATTGGCATACCTCGCGCCAAAATCATCTTGCCGTGCCGCCGCCACCTCGGCTTGGTATAGCGCGTTATAACCCGCAGCCGCTTGCATGTCCTGCGTGTAGGATGCCGCCTCGAGCAGGCAACCATAAAGGTAAATCCCAGGATGGCGGGTCAAAAGGTTGTTTGTGGTCTGACCATCCGCCAAAGCCGGGAACGAGGCATAATAATCCAGCGTGATAGTGTTGCTTGGGGTCGGGCGGACCGTGATATTATCACCCGCTATCGTAAAGTGACCCGCAATGCCCGTGTAATCAGCATAGGCACCAAAAAGCTGCGAGGGTGTCATATAGTCCAGCGTGGCCTTTGGGGCGCTATTCACGCGCACCGTTCGCCATTCCAGATAATCAGCGGGTAATGAACCCACGCCATCGGTCAGCGTAATGACGGCGCTGCTTTCCATTTCGCGCAGGCGTAGGTCGCGCTTAAACCGGGCTTCTGCCAAATCAATGAACGTATCAGCAGGCGCAGCCAAATCGGTGCGAGCGGTAAACGCGGTGATCTGGCCTTTAAGGTCGGCATAGGTCGCAATGCTCATGTGCTGCCTTCCCGCTGTTGCTTGATCATAAATGGCCGGTCGGTGATGGCGTCATCAAGGGCAAAAGAATGCTCGCCCAAATGGCGCACCTCTTTGCTTAAATCCATGTCGCAAAAGACTTTGTAGCCCGCCGCTGTGGCGTTGTAGCAAAAATAAAAGTCTTCCCCGATGCCCTTGCCGGTGTGCGGGTTGATGGCGAAATTGTGCCAAGGGGCGTCGATGTTTTTGAACACGTCCGCTTTCACCAGCATAAAGCCCATCCCCAGGGCCTCAACTTCAATCAATCCGCTATGCTCATCAGGATAGACCCAAGCTCCATCCTTACGCGCCGTGGGCACACAGGGACGCCTGCGCCGGGAATAGTTGGCCCCCACAATGTCCTTGTCATGGGCAAGCAACCGCTCCAACGCATCGGCTGGAAACGTCATATCGCCGTCAATCCATAGAACGTGGGTTGCGTCATCCTTAACGGCCATTTCAGCCAGTGAATTGCGCTGTTCAAAGATGATCGTTCCCATATCGGTTAGGAACGATAAGGCATCCTCGCCTTTGGAAACGCGATCAATCGAAAAGGCGCAAAGCATTGGTATAAGGCTATGAACGGTTGGCGCTTTAATGTCGCCGTAAACCGGCATGGAAACCTGCACGCGAACACTCATAGGCGGCCATCCCGCGTGCGAAACTTGTCGTTGTCGGTGAACCACCGCTTGATGTATTTATCGTCTTTTTGCTTTTGCGCTTCGGCCAGTTCGTTCTGCCAAATGTTGATTGGAACAGAACCAATCTTGGCCATTTCACCCCACCGCGCATTGGTGTTGGCATTGCGCTCGATACGGGCGTTATCCATTACCGCCTGCACCATGTAGTGCTGCGTTTTGATCGTAAACGTGTCGCTTTCCGGGTTGTATTTGAAAAGCTCGCGTATGCCCGCTTGCGGATCATCGCTTAGCACGCGCCAATCGGTATCGCTCATGATGGCAGCGGGTCCGCGCGTTCGGCAATGCCAAGCTCAATGGTGCGCAAAGCCTCATCAGTGGGCAATGAAACGACAGTGCCCTTTACAATCTTTTTGCCGCCATCAGCAGGGAAATAGCCACGCACAATCTTAACGGGGAATGTGGCAGGCTTGGTTGATTTGGGGGGGCGTCCGGGTCCGCGTTTTGGGGTATCCATCTTGCACCTTTCTTAGGGTTGAAACGACGAAAGGCCGCCCGTGGGCGACCCTTCTTAGCGTTTGTCAGTCAGTGAGTGCCTTAGGCAGTCTCAAGGTCAGCGATGACGCCATGAGCGCCTTCGTTCTTCACGATAAGCGTGTATTCAGCCAAGATGACTTCCTTGTACGCGTCACCTGTTTCTGCAACCTTCTTGCGCTTAGGCGCGCGAAGCTCGCCAAGTGTTGCATATTCCGTATCAAGCACAAACGCATCGCGCTCGCGCTGGAAGCGGTTAGGAACAACCGCAAGGGTGCCAAAGTCGCTGATATAGGTATCAGCAGCACCGATGATGGTTGCCTGACCGGAACCACCTGCTTGGCGGCGAAGGTCAGCAATCCCTGAAAAGCTAGAGAACACGCCTTTGTTGTGCGGCCCCACCATTAGCATGGTTGGATTAGCACCCTCGGCAAAGCAAGACTGAATAACAGACTTAAGCATTGCTTCGGTAAAGGTACGCTGACCAGCAGCGGTTTCATCCGTAGCAGCAACCGTAAGGCCAGTGCCGGTGGAATAACCGCCATCTGCACCAGCAGCGCCGCGATTGGTGTTTGTTTCCAGCCACGAAGGCAGGCCACCAAGTTCACGCGCCGTGGTGTCATCACCGGCAACCGAAGCGTTATTGTCCAACAAAGCGGTTTCCATGTTCCGCTTCATTTCCTTGCCGCGCTTGGCCATTTGATAGGCCACTTCCGACTTGCGACCAGCGGTGTCCACCGCCTCCTGCGTACCGGAAACGACAACCGTGCGCCGTGAGATTTGCGCAAAGTTGCCAACGCGAACCGTAGGCGATGCTGCATCAAAGGCAAATTCATCACCCTCAATCTGAGCATCATTGCTGGCAGCGGCGAGCGCATCGGTCTGCCATTCGTGCTTTTTCGCCTTGATTTTCGTCTTGCCGATATTCGACATAAACGGGGTTTCTTCGGGCGAAATGTTATAAATAATGTCGGACAAGTCTTCGCGCTGGCCGACACTATCGTAGGTTGAGAAGGTATTTGCTACCTGTGCCATTGTTTAGGCTCCTAGTCGATAATTTCGAGAAGGGCCGCTACTGCATCTTCCTCGCGGCCCGATTTACGGACACGCGCAACCTTTTCGCTGTAACGCTGTTCAGCCACCGACCTTTGTGAACGCCGCTTTGTGGCTTTCATCGGCTTGGCTTTTTGGGTCTTCGCTTGAACCTTTGGCTTTTCGGCTTTCAGTGCCTGCTGCTGGGCAGCGAGGTTGATCATTGCCACCATGCGAGGGTCCAATTGACCTTGCGAGGCACCTTGCAGAATGTTGTTAACTTCCTGCTGGGTGTATCCCACGTTCTGCATGGCCTGTGATGCGTTGGTCTGGAATGCCGTCCAGCCTTCACGGCTAAACAGTTCCGGCGCAATGGCCTGCATGGTCGAAAGGTTGTCCTTGGCTTGGCGTTGTGACACCTGGGCCTGCATCTGCTGGGCAGATTGTTCACGCTGTTGGCGCTCACTCTTGATCTGCGCATCCAGTTGATGCGTTTTGGCGCGAAGTTGGTTCGCCGCTACCGGGTCAATCTGATCAAGCGTGTTTAACGCTTCCACCAGCACCGATGCGACGGCGTTACTTTCCTGTTGAACGGACTGGGCAAAGTTCTGGGCTTTTTCCCAAGATTGTTTTGCCTGGTTCTCTAGCTCAACACGTTGTTGATTTTTGCGCGTGTAATCAGCTTGGCGAAGGTTGCCCTTGTAAAGCTCTTCAACAGTTGCCGTTTCGCCATTCGGTAGCGTTATCCGCGCTTGCGGGTCGCTAACCGGTTCGGGTTCGGCCTTGTCATCATCTGCCTCATCATCTGAGGCGGCTTCTGGGGCAGTGTCTTCATCCTCGTCGGGCTCGTCATCAGCTTCGGCGTCGTCTGGTTGTGCCTGGGCCTCTGGCTCATCGTCTGAGGGTGTTTCCGGTTCTGGCTGGGCTTTGGGCGTGTCCGCTTGTGGCGGGGCCTGTGGCTCATCTAACCGGGCTGCAATCGCAAGCGCTGCCGCGTCTTCCGTCAACGGGCCTGCAATAGCAGTATCGTCAACGGTGGCCGCTGTGGCCGTGTCGTTGTCGGTCATATAAGTTTCCATCTATGGGATGCACCACATCACTGCGGGGCTAGTTGAACGGGCCTAGAGAATAGACCCGCTATTGCTGGACGTGCCGTTCATCACGGTGTCGAGCAATTCTTGTCGCAGCGAACGAACGGCTTTGACCTTTTCGGCCAATCCAGCGCGTTTACGGTGCTGCCAAAACTGGCATTTAAGCATGTTTTCAATGGCGCGGGCCTCAACGGCGTCTAGTGCGCCATTCAACGTGCCATCATTGCGCAGGCGTTCGGCCTCTTGAGCTAGGTGGACTTGGTGATCAGTAGGCACTAGGAAGCCCCGCGAATGTTCATATCGCCTGCGTTAAGCTCTTGCCCCATCTGCTGGGCCTTCATTGCCGCAAGCTCTGCCTCCAAGGCCATTTCCTCGCGCTTAAGCTGCAAGCGGGCCTGCATTTCCTCGCGCTTCAGAGCAATGTCAGCTTGCGCCTTTTCGCGCTGCAATTGCATATCGCCCTGCATCTTGGCCTGTTCCATCTGCATTTCGGCTTGCATTTTTGCCGCTTCTTCGCCACCGCCTTGTTCTTGCGGCTGGGCCAGTTGCGCCAACATCTGCGGATCAACTTCAGGGAAATACATATCAGGGTTCTTGAAGCCCGCTGCATTCACCAGCTTGGCCAGCGAATTGCGAATGAGCGGCACCATTTCCACCACAATTTGTCGTGCGCCAATCGCCTCTGCACGGTCCATCATAGCAATCTGCTGCTGCAAAATCACATTAAGCATCGCCATATCACGGTCACGTGACCCGGTGCCCAGGCCGGTGTTGATGGAAACATCCATGTCAACATTCCAACCGCGCGGGTCCATTGGCACAAACTGGTCGCGCAAGCGGATTATGCGGGGCGCGTCCTGGTTCTGCACCACAAGCTTTAGAAGGCATTTGAAAAGGCGCTTTAGACCATTCTCGGCAAAGTTGCGGGCCAGTAGCTCAATCTTACTGTGGGATGCGTTCTGTGCAGCATTTACAGCCGTTGCTGTCTGGTTTTGCAGTGCGTCGGGGTCAAGGGCCATTGTTGCCCGTGAAACGCCTGTGCGCTTTTCTATGACGCCATCGCAATAATCCAGCATTTGGAACGAGTTTGCTGCGACAAACGGTGTGGCAATTTCACGAATAGCGCCAGCGCTTCGCACACGGATCACATTACCCGGCGTCTTGCTGGTTAGCTCTTGTGGGTTGATCACCTCAGACGCCACAACCTCACGCTCTGGCGAGTTGGTCAGGTAAAGATTGTCCAATGTCTGGCGCAGAAGAACGGTCTTGATGCGCTGCTGATCAATCACCTCATCAGCCAGCGAGCGCCCCTCAAATCGGTGCGGGATCGGGTCGCCCACCAGCGGGGTAAAGGGCAGTTCATCGCCCCATTCTTCAACCTCTAGCGCGTCTAGCTGCTTGGAACCGGAACCGGTGACAACCTTTTGCCACATCGCAACGCCGCTGTCGTCTTTATCCGCCTTGATGTAGCATTCATAAATTTCAACCGTTTGCATTGCCTTATCGGCTGCTTGGTCGAAGCGATCTGCGCCATCATTGTCGCGGGCAGTGTCCAACTCATCATCGGAAACACCGGCGTAGGTTGGCAGCGCATCAACAATAGAACGCTTATAGCCCTGTTCGATCAGGTCTGACCGCGACGGATAAGACCGGTGCGCAATGAACCGCACATCATCAATGCTGGTCGCGTCGGAATTGTAAAAAATATCCTCTGGCGCGATGCATTCAAGTTTAATTTTGCCCACCTCAACGGTGCGCTTAAGCTTGCAATCGTGTGTCGTGACGGGGATTAACTGACCTTCAGCGCCCGCAATTTCGATTGTCTGCTCATCGTGTTCTAGAACCTCAACATCATCATCTTTAACGATGCTGGTGTAAGCGTCATCCGTTTGCCCGGTGTAGCTTTCGATCTTTTCTTCGGTCTCTGTGTGCCACCAATGCTTAATCCAGCCGACGCGCAACAAGCAGCTATCGTGCATGGCATCGTAAAGAACCTTGTAGCCGTTGGCGTCCTTGTCGAAAATGAAGTTGAGGTATTCCGTCGCCTGTTCGGCAAACGCCTCGTCATTAGGCTGCACTGGCTCTAGCTCGACAATCTTGTCTGACCCGCCAAAGATGCGCTGCAATCCAGGCATGGCCCAGCCGATCACATCGGCAATGTCGGTTGATACGGCAGACGACCGGCCTTTCTCGGCCTTGAAGTCGTTCATCTCGCCATTGAAATACTCAATAACCCGCGAACGGTCGCCAGCTAGTTCGCTGCTGTCATAACGGCGAGCCTGCTCAATTTCCCGATGGCAAAGGGCAGCTAATTGCTTATCACTGATCAAACGATAGCCCCCATACGAAATTCTGGCCACTCTGTGGCCTGTGGTGTTTCTTGCGCGCCCATGACGCCATATCCAAACGCATCAGCGAAATGGCTGGACCAATCATGCAGCGGTCGTGTCTTGAGAACCTGGCGCTTTTCATCAAATTCAGCGCGATACATGCGCAGCGCCTCGATGCCGTCCTTGCAGCCTTCGGCGTTGAACCAGAACCGATTGAAACGAACCCTTGCAGCTTCAATGCGTTCATCAGCCGAATGCCTTGGAATGACCCTGCAACGGAACCCGCGATTTTCTAAAAACTCTTTGCGGGTCTTGCCTGTCTGCAATTCCCTTGCCTCGGCATCGTGTGGCAAAAGCAATTCGTGCACCGGGTATGGCAGCGCCTTTAGCCAATCCACGTAATGGTCTAGCGCCTGCCCCGATGCTTCATAAGCGTCCAGCCAGTGCCATTCGTTGCCTATGATCTGGAAGCACCAAACGCTAGTTGCGTCACCGATGCCCAAATCCATGGCCGCAAAAACATCAGCCGCCTTGTCATAGCGAACAGTGCTTGTGATGCGCTTGTCAGTATCAGCCTGGGCCAATTCCGCCGCATAATAAGCGCCTTTGACGTTAGCCTCAAAAGAACACTCGTACTCTTGCGCGAAAGCCTCTGGCGTCATCTGCGCCTTCGCAGCCTTAAGTTCCGCTGGGTCAATGATGCCAGTTTCACTTGCCTTGAGTGTTAGGCTAAACCAATCCTCAGAAACCTGGGCGCGCTTGTGTATCTCATAGAAAGCGTTGCGGCCTTTAGGTGTACCAATGAAAGTTGCCCAACCTTTGCGATCCGATAGGGCGGGGCGGATCACCTCATCCCATGCCCTTGGATCAATGTCCCCGGCCTCATCAATCACACACCCATCCAGGTACGTGCCGCGAAGCCGGTCGTAATTTTCTGCACCGTAAAGCCTGATGCGCGCCTTGTTAGGCAAGATAACCGCAAGGTCGCTCTCACGAACCTCAGTGCCCGGTATCGCCGCCACATAGCTTTTAAGGTAAGTCCAAGCCACGTCCTTGGCCTGGGCATAGGTTGGCGCGATATAAGCAAAGCGCGGCTCAAAGCCCTTGGCCCTAGCCGCTTGCCCCACCAAATCTTGAACGCAAGCCACCGTCTTACCAGCACGACGATGCGCGACAATACAAGCAAAGCGTTCTTCGCGGTTAAGGTATCCTAGAAACTGGTCGCGGCCTTCAATGTGCAGCCTAATTCGCACTTGAGCCTTGGCCCCCGATTGTTACCGCAATCTCAACAGCGCCACCGTCTTGGCCAGTGAGCGCAACCGACTGGAGGTCAGGCAACACTTTTTTTAACAAACCTAAGCCCGCGCTAACTTGCGTTGGCGACATATCGCGCCGCCCTTCGGCGTGTTCAACAAGGGCGTTAAGAATGTTACTGTTTTGGATTTTAACCCGGTGTTCATCCGACATGCGGAAGCCTGGTTTTCTGCCTCTTTTTGCTGCCATAGCGGTAGCACTGCGCGAGTGAACAAACGTGTTCGCGCAGCCCTTTCTTGTTTTGTTAGATTAGGCCCATACCGTTTAGCACAGCACCGCCTACGGTGAATGCAATGAAAGACCATACCAGCAGGTTTACTATTGCGTGGTGCTGGTCTTTGGTCATTCGTCGTGGCCTTTGCGATAGTAAGCGTTCTGCCCGTCTAGCCACGTCTTCTCGCATTCGCCGCGCGCCCAAATGTTATCTAGGGCTTGGCGCATCGAATAGGTGTCGGGTGTGATAATCTGCCCGCCCGCCTCATCAAGAATATCGGATGCCCAACTCTCCAACTGTGGCCAGTCCTCTGCCTGTAGGAACGCTTCAACAACAACGTTATCTGTCATGTCAGAATATCCATGCTCCTAGGAGGAAGGCTCAGCGCGCCACTTGAGGTGATTGCGGGCGTAAACGATCCACAGCGCGATATTCATGGGGATCAGGCCCCAAGATGCCGACACAATGATCCAAGTGAGCCAGAGGCCCTGGTTACCCAGCCCAACAAGCCATGTGTAAGACTTGCGGTCGCCTGCAATGAACATTGTGTAGATCGTGATCGCTGACAGCAGCCACGGCAGATATGCAACGATAGCGGATGTCATCCCATCACCTCATGAAAGACAGGGCGATAAGCACCGCGCCTGATACGTAAAACCAAGTCGCCGCTGATTGTATTCTTAGGTACGTGCGCTTTGTCATCTTGGCCCCATGAAAACGCAGAAAATCCGCCAAAAGCGCATTTAGGCCCTTGCATCATGTCCGCAGATTGCGTATATATAAATCACCAACCAAGGAGACAGACAGATGACCATTTATTACGCAGCACAATCACCGCGCGGCTTCTCAAACGAAGTTAATGTCTACCGCTTCAGCGACAAGCAAAAGCGTGATGCATGGGTAGCAGAACATGGGCACGATGGTGACGTAAACGGCGCGGCGATGGGTGCCTACACGATAACCCAAAAAGAGGCGCGCAAATTAGTCGGCTGGCCGCTCAATAGCCAAGAGGCCGCAATGTTTATGGGTGACGTTCAATGACCCCCGCCCAATTCCACCAATGGCTCGCAGCTATGAAAGCTGCGGGCCTTGCCCGTTCCGACGCCGAATGTGGGCGCCTGCTAGGACGCTCTGCGGATCAGGTTGTGAGGTATAAGGACAAGGGCGCTGATCGCTCTATTGCCCTTGCCTGTCGTGCCTTGCTTCACAGGCTTGATCCGTATTCATGAAAAAGCCCGCTGGGCGAACCATGCGGGTGAGTTGTTTGCATAAAGTGCAAAGAAGTATTGCAGCGCCCCGGCAAGCCGAATGGCTACAACACACAACAGGAAAGATTGCCCAATATGCAAGAACGGAAGTGCTCTATAAGCCATGTTAATGTAGTGGTTTGCGAAAGACGCGCCATTTACGTCAATGACACGAGAATAACAAACAGGGCCACAAAATGGGGGTTGCGCCATGTTTTGGCGTCGTTTTCATGCGCGCCAGACGAGGTTGTCAAAGAATGCCTAGCACGCGGCTTCAAGGATCACGTGGAGGCGATTGATGACCCAAAATATGCGCCAACTAACAAGTAATCCTTGCCAGTTGAAAAGAAAATGACTGCAACCCAGCTTCACCAATGGCTCGCTGACATGAAGGCTGCGGGCCTAGCCCGTTCCGACGCCGAATGTGCCAGATTGCTTGGCGTATCAGCCAACAGCGTGGTTTCGTTTAAGGCCCGTGGTGGTGATAGGCGACTGGCCCTTGCCTGCCGTGCTTTGCTTCACCGCCTTGAACCGTATCCATGAAAAAGCCCGCTGGGCGAACCATGCGAACGACTTATGTGCGCTTTTTGCACATATGTACTGAGTGCGCCTTTTGGGCGGGAATTGGAGCGGGTGTGCCTTACCGTGGTGTACCGGCCCTAAGGGCGCACATGCTACGGCGACCCATAAGGGAAGTCCCGCTGTCCGTAGTGTCTGTATTGCAGCGCCCCGGAAAGCCTTGAAACCGAGCCAAGCATACGAAAGCCACCTTACCCGGCGATGGCCAAGGCTCAGACTGCAATAAGGTTCAGGCGTGGGCGCATACCCATCTTTGGTTCCAGATTGGCTACTGGAGCGAGGATCAAAGCCGTTAGGCAGTGTCCGCCTGAATTGGTATCGCACGGGCCGGGCACCACCCCGGCTTCACCGATGCTAGCTTTCGGTTAAGCTTGGCCCTAAAACATATTGTTTACAGCGCCGCCGTGCGAATTAGATGGGATAGCCGAAGCCACCCAAACTGAATTTCATACCGGCGCAAAGCGCCAGCTTACCCCTTACTTGCACAAAAAGTTTAACCTGTCAAGCGGTTTCGCAATAAATGCCCCAGGCATCGCAAAGCTCTGTAAGCTTCTGCCGAACCATGAAACGGGCAACCGCCACGGCCTGCGCTTTGTTTGTCTCACCCATTAGCCGCCCAGCATCCTCAAGCGTCTGGTCATCACACACAACGGCCTCAAACACAGCGCCATACCATTTACCCACCAAGCGGCTTGCTTTGCCGTATTCGGCCCAATGATAGGCCGCTGCTTCGCTTTCGTGCATACCATTGCCACCACCGCCTGTTGCGTTAAAATCCACGGTCTTTGCGTGACCGGATAGGCCAGCCTGGTATTTGTGCTGGGCATAGCGCTTTCCAGCCTCATGCATTCCTGCGCATATCTGGCCCTTGTCGCGCATGCGTTGCAATGGGCTTATGACCTTGGCCTTGCGTTCGGACTTACTCACACCGCTAATCAGCACAAAATCATGCTTGCGGCGTTCTTTGGTGCCTAAGTCATTGCGGGTAGGCTGCTGCTTGGTGGTTGGCTTGGTCATGGGTTTAGCGGTCCCCAATTTAGCGCCAGAAGCCATGCAAGATTTGCGATCAGGCCCCCAACAAGCAAGCCATTAGAGAATTGCCGCATCACTCGCACTCCTCTGGATGGGGGATGGGTGCCCATTTGGTGGCAGGCGCAAAAATCTGGTAATCAAATGTTGATCGCCATTCTTCAATATCACTGTCCCAAACCGCAGATGCTACGCTCCCGTCCCCACTGCCCATGACCAAAACAGCTGAGTTTTTGGGCGCTGCATCCATGTCAGTTGACCACATCGCAGCGAAGGCGGCTTCAATGGCAAACCGAGCGGCCTCTCGGTAGAAGTCCCGATCATATTCGTCGATTTCGTCCCATGCGCCCGTATGGTCGTCCTGATCAACCTTTCGCGCAAACTCTTTGGCCGCCGCCTCTATCATTTCTGGTGTGGGTTTCATGGGGTGGTCTCCAAGCGCAATTCACTTGGATGCCAGCAACTAGCACAGATACGCTTTCGCGGGTCTGCATTAAGTTCGGCAATTCTATCAACAAGCCGGTCTGTGTTCCGTGACACCTTAGCACTGACAGTGCACCCACAACTTGTGCATTCATACTCAATGAACGGACCTCTTACACCCCGCGCGCGTGGTTCTTTTATTTTTGAAAATTGTGTCATATCCACCTCCTAAAACGGGATGTCGTCATCAAGATCAGCGGGCGCATGGCCGCTTCCTTGGCCGGTTTGCTGCTGTCCGCCCTGGCCTTCTGACCGCCCGTCAAGCATGGTGAGTTCGCCGCGATACTTTTGCAACACGATTTCGGTTGAGTACCGATCTTGGCCGTTTTGATCCTGGTATTTGCGGGTCTGTAGCTGGCCTTCCAGATACACCTTACTGCCCTTCTTGAGGTACTGCTCGGCGACCTTAGCTAGGTTCTCATTAAAGATAACCACGCGGTGCCATTCGGACTTTTCGCGGCGCTCGCCAGTGTTCTTGTCTTTCCATGTCTCAGACGTAGCGATGGAAAGGTTCACCAGCTTGTCGCCAGACTGCATGGTTTTGACTTCAGGGTCAGCGCCTAGGTTGCCGACCAAAATCACTTTGTTGACGGAACCAGCCATCAGTTCGCACCTCGCTCAAGTTCGTCAAGCTTGGCGCGTGCCTCTGCCAGCGTGTAGCGCGATTTAACCGTGGTCGCTGTGACGCGGCTAATCATGAATAAGACGGCAAACAACCCGCCGATCCATTGAAGCGCTGTGCTGCCCACCCACCAGCCAAGCATCGTAAGCCCACCTAAAACGATGGCCGTCCAAGCATCGCGAGCAACCGACTTCCAAAGCCGATCATCGGCCAGCACGATAATTTCAATCTTAGCCATCTATACGGCCTCCACAGGTTCATAGGTTGCTTCAAAAATGTCAGGCTTGCAGGGGTACAGTTCACCCTGCACGCCCCTAATGATCCAGTCGCCGGGGCTGGCAGTCATTTCACCTTCGAGTGTTTTAATAGCTATCTTATTCCCCAAGAAATACCACACGTCCTCAGGTATCGAATAAAGGAAATCTAATAACTCGTCCGAAAAGTCGCCGCCCGCTTCGGGAAGTTGGTGGGCTTCAATTACGATTGGTTTTTTGCGATAATGGCCCATCAGACGGCCTCCTGTGTGGTGAGTTTCGAGAAATATTCACGGGCTTTTAGTGCGGGTGCAGCGGCTGCTTTCACAGTGCGGAAATTCAATCCAATGCCATTACCTTCATTTTCAAAACGCACCGGAACAAGCGGCGCAAAACCTCTATCCAAAGCCTCAAGTGCCCACGCACTTTCAGGGTTTTTGCTTTTGACAGTGATGCCATGGCCGGTTGCTACCCACACTTCACCAGCTGGGGTTTTGTGTGAAACGCGCATTTTAACGAGGCAGCTCATGACGCAACCTGTGTGGTGTGTACGGGTGGGGTAACGCCAATGTGCAATGACGTTTCATCGTCGCGCGCTTGCATTTTTCGGCCCATGTCAATCAGGCCCAAACGCACGTGGTTAGGGATGGAAACAACGCGGCCCATGTTCTCGTTGAAAACCTGGTCGGCTTCCAAGTCGCGGATTAGCTGATCGTTCCTGCCACCGCGCGACGCCATGCGTCGAATTTTGAACGCATCACCGGGCAAGCGATGGTTGGCCTGTACGTAGTCGTATAAATCACCAATCCACCGTTCGCGCGCCGCTTGCCTGCCTAAGTCGCAATGCAGGACGCGCATCACCTCATCGTGGGTTAGGTCGCGCTTTTCAGGCTCAGTACGCTTGTCCTCGACAACCTGGCCTTTATTGACCTGAAGAGCAACCTTGCGAATTTTCGCAGGCACAGGCCAGTAGTTAGCCTCCCAATGGCGACGAAACCAAAGGCGCGCCGGTTCAAGGGCATCTGGTGAAATGTCGCCAAGCTCACCAACTACATCCTCATAAAACGCGGTTGCATCCCTGCCCTTTGGCACACCAAGGCGGCGTTCCATCGGCGTTATGAACCGGTCAAATATTTCGTCTCTGGTTGCCATTCGTTCAAATCTTCCGGGGGTTGTGATTGGTTGCGCATCTGGTCGGCTAGGGAAACGTAGCCGTTATCAGGCGGTCCTGCGCCTTGCGGTGGCCGATTGTCGTAAGCGCCTTCAATCAGCTTATTGAATCTGCTGGGCTGAAGCATAAAATCCAGATTGGCGATCCAGCCACGGTCATTTTGGCCGTTGCAAAAATCGCTAACCGCGAGCTTGTCGCACGCCAGCTTCCACTTGTCGAAGCCGCTTTCATTCAGTCGCGCCGCTATTTTGGTTTTTCGGTCTTTGGAAAGCTGATGAGGCGTTGGAATGTTCCGCCCCTTCACATTCACCGCCCAAACAAAATAATCGAAAGCACCTTGCGGGGAAGGCTCGCGCGCTTGCGCGCTACCACCTTCTTTAGAAGGTTCTGTATCTTTATCTGTATCTTTATCTGGTGCGTTACCTTGCGTTACACCTGCGTTACGCTGCCCAGCCTTGCGTTTCCGATGGGCTTTGACGCGTTCGGCTGAGTTATCCTCGCGTTTGGGTTGATGCTTTTCCCAAGCGCTTACAGCGTGGCCCTCAATCATGCCCTTGTCGCGCATGGCAGACACAACAGCGTCTATGTCTTCTGCATCACAGCCCATGACGTATGCCAATTCTTCAGGATCATACCCGTCGATGGAACCGCGTTCTTCAGCTTGTGACGCGCGGTCAAACAGTGCCCAAGCGATGGCAAACACCATCCCATGAGGCAGGTTTACCTTGCGCCCTATGAGACCCCATTTTGGGTTTGTCGGCGCACCATGCCATGAGCGGAACCATTGGTTAGCCATTACCCTGCCCTTTCCGCTGCGGTGGCAAGGCGCTTGCACTGGCACGGTAGTCTTGCTATATTCTGCATGGCGGTGGCTCCTTGGGGGATTTGGCCTTAAATTGCCGTGGCGTCTACAACACGCCTAGCAGGCCGCTTATAGCACTTTTGATGGTTGGGGTAAAGGATTACTATCCCCGTCTACTGTACGGGCCTGGATGCGTGCTATAGTGACTATGCAGCCTTTTTGGTCTCTGGCCCCAGCTTCGACTGTTATCTCTTGAATGGTGCTCATACGGTCGCTGGAAAGCATCTGAGAGGACACCAGCACGTCACCTATGGCTTTGAGGCAGTTGTCTAGGTCGCGGCGTCCGTTGAATGGTGGAATGACGCGAATGCGCACTGGTTCTTTGCCAAAGCGAACACCCTTCCAAACATGTTCCAAAAGCACGCCCTCTGCCTGCTGTATCCAAGCCTTGTATTTGTTCGTCTTTGCTCGCCCGCCTGTCTTGCGGTTGAAATACAGGGCGTTCGTGCTTGGAGGCACTGGCAGGGTTATGGTGAACGTGTCAGGGCCTTCTGTCTTACGCATTGAGGTGCCCAAATAAAAAGCGGTGAAGGCGTGCACGCAATGCAGCAGCACAGCCCTCACCTAGTTGCCGGGATCGGGAGGGATGGCCCCCGGTGGCCAAACAGATGTAAATGATTGCAGGCGGGCAGGTCATGCGCTCGCCTTTGGCTTGACAAGAGGTGGAAGGCCGTTGCGCTCTGCATGTGCACGAACACCGTGCAACGCTGTGGTATGGTCACGCCCACCAAGCGCCGCGCCGATCTGTGGCAGTGAAAAAGACGTTTCGGCATAAAGCCTATACATCGCCTCTTGACGTGCCACCACTAAGCCTTTTTTGCGACGTATGGAAAGCATTTCAACAACGGTGACGTTGTGTTTGCGCGCGCATTCTTGAATGATGCGATGGGCTTTATTTGGCGGAGCCTTCGCCGTCATAAGAGCAATATCACTATCAAATACATCGGTTGCGCGCGTGACCTTATCAATCAGGCGCTCAAGATGGTTTTCAATGGTGGGAAGCTTCACCAGCAGCGCAGGCTCGCCCTGTTGCGTCGATGCGCGCTTTGCCTTTTGTGCAAGCTCACGCGCTGTATCGGGATACGCGCGGCTTAATGCACGCAGAAACTCACGGTTAGCGTCGATGAGCGCCGCGCGGTCAATCTCACGGTCAGCGGGGTAAACATTGGCTGCCATTATTTTTGCCCCTTTGGTTTGAAAATATCAGGCCGCAAATCCGACGCGGCGATGCCGGTCACGCGCGACACATCATGCACGTGATCAATCGGCACGCGCTTCCATTGCGATAATGCGCTGGGGGTTATGCCAAGCGCTTTGGCCAGTTCAAACCGGCGACCGCGCTGTTCATTGAGATATGAGAGAAGGTGTTTCATGCTGCGGGCGGCTTTGGAAGGGGCATCCAGTGGGTGGGCCGCGCTGTTACTATTCGCAACTCGTCATCACCAGTGCGGCCCGCCCATTCTTTATCGGGCTTTGACCAATAAATAATGCTTGCCCTTCGCGCATCTTGACCGATGCGCAATGCTATGATTGCCCTGCCATCCTTGGGCGCGGTGCTTATGTCTTGCCATTCGTCCATTTCTTGCCTCATTGCTGAATTGCTATGCCCCTTTCTAACCGCCACCAGGATCAAGCGCAAGCAATTTTTTTAAGCTGGCCTAATCTTTTTTTGCAGCAAGGGGCTTGCATTGGTGTTTAAGACCGTCTAAAGATATTGGACGCAATAACACACCCAAGAGGTAGCAATGACCACTACAGCACTCACCCTTGAAACCATTGGCCATTTTGTCGTAACCGGCGCTGAATGTCGCGGTGACCTGATCGACTTTATGACTTGGGAAACAGACGCGGACGAAACACTGTCCGACGCGCTAAGCGGCTTGGATGATTACCATAATGCCAAAATCCGCTGGACTATCTTCGATCGCGCGTCTGGCCGCATCCAAGACATCGACATCACCAAGCAGGCTGCACAGCTTTTCCTAAACCGCATCCTTGCCGATTGTGATGATATGACAAGCCTGCCTGCTTGGCTGGAAAGCATCATTGAAGACGCTGGCGACCAGTTGGATGCCACGCTTAACGGTTGTGCTTACGAAGCCGCCCACACTGCTGAGGTATCCAGCCCTTATCTGTCAGGGAGGGTCTAGGGATGACCCGCAAGCAGCTTTTCAAAGACTTCTGCGCACTGATAGCAATCACGCTTCTTGTGTGTGCAGCACCGGCCTTCGGGCTTCTCATTGGATATTGGAGTTAGTGATGACCGACCTTACCAAAATAACCACACCCTTCGGCCTGCTGGACAAGGAAACGCAAGAGGCGCTTGTTGCAGCCCCTTTAGTCACCGTTCAGTTTTGGGACGGGCCGTATGGTTGGAAGGATCACGACAACAGCGAATTTTTTTCGCGTAACGTCTACCGCGTCAAACCACAGCCCCGCAAGGCACGTGTCTTGGGGTGGGCGTCGCTTCACAGCGACGGCAATCTTTCTGGCCTTTATTGGTGTCGAGAAGACGCGCGCAAAGATGCGGCCCGCTGGAGCGGTGTTCCGGTAGTGCCTCTTATAGAGTGGCGCGAAAAAGCCCCACTTCCAACATTACCGGAGGATGAAGAATGACCGGCCCTGTAGCCCTACACCACAAACGGCAGCTAGAGCGGACAACCGCCAACTTGCGCAAGGATGCGAAACGCAAGCGCTTTGCCCCCGGTGACTATTATAACAACCGCGCTGGTGACATTATCCGCATTGATGATGTGAACACGTTTAGCATATGGGGCACGCTTTGGAAGCGCTACAACAGCGGCAAGTGGGTTTGCTATGGCACTCGCACGTGGCGTCCAGACGGACGTTACTTTGACGCCTCTTTTGACAGCCTCGAAGACCTGACAACTCGCACCAGAAAACCGGCTTGGCTGGAAGGGGTGGCGGCATGAACCTTGGCGCAGTCATTCTTGAGATTGATCGTTTGCTTGAAGACTTCCCGGAGCTTCAAGACGACGACGCCCTAAAGCTGGACATGATTGAAGGTGAAACCGATGCGCTGGAAATAGCAGCCCGTCTTACTCGCCTGCATGTTCGCGCTAAGCACATGGTGGACGCGGTAAAGGCAGAAAAGGCCGCGTTGGCTACTCGGCAGGAACGCTACGCCCATCAAGCCGAACGGGCCTCACAGAGCCTGCAAACGCTATTGAACGCCATTGGTGAGCGCAAGTTAGAGCTAGGCCCCGGCACAGTGTCTCTGCGCAAGTCGCCTGATAGCGTGGTTGTGCGTGACGTGGATGAACTGCCTCAGGGCTATTTCAAGGTCACACGCCAAGCCGACAAAGCCGCAATCAAAGCCGCGATTAAAGGCGGGGATACCATACCCGGTGCCGAATTGGTGACTGGTGGTGAAACTATAGCCGTAAGGGTTTTATGATGGATTTACAGCAGCTATCAGCACCGTTTGACCCGTCTAAGGTCTCTTGGCGTGTGGGCGCGACCACAAAGAACAAATCAAAGGGCATGGCCCTCGCCTATATCGACGCGCGCGATGTAATGGAGCGCCTAGACGACGTTTGCGGGATTGGAAATTGGCAGTGCAAATATTCACACGCTGGCCAGAAAACCATTTGTGACATTGGAATACGCATTAACAACGAATGGGTGTGGAAGGCCAACGGTGCCGGTGACAGTGATGTGGAAGCTGAAAAGGGCGCTGCCTCTGATGCGTTCAAACGTGCCGCCGTGGTTTGGGGTGTCGGTCGCTATCTTTACGACATCAAAAGCCCTTGGGTAGAACTGAACCAATACAAGCAGTTTGCCAACCCAAACGACCCCGCATTTGCTCGCGCCTTAGGGCAGAACCCAGCCTCACAACGCACAACCAGCAACCCGCAAACCCAAGAAGAAGTGGGCGAGGTATTAGACTGGGCGCAAGTTGCCGCCGACCTCATACTCAAGATCAAGCAAACCGACCATGGCCCTGATCTAGGCACGCTCAAGGAAACCGGCCAGTATGTCGATTTCAAAAACCGCGCGCCGCAAGACCTAGTTAACCAGGTAGTGTTGGCATTGAAGGAACGCGCCAATGATTTGGTCGAGGCGTCCAAGGCGCGCGCGGCATGAACGCGCAACCCACCATCATTAGAGACGACCGGACGCGCAGCCATGCTGTAGCGCAGGTGTTGCAAGCCCCTATCGGGTCTAAGGTCACGGTTAAAGAAGCCAAGCGCTCCGATGAGCAAAACGCCAAAATGTGGGCGATGCTCAATGACATTTCCAAGCACCAGCCTATGGGCCAAGAGCGCAGCGCCGACGATTGGAAGGTTCTGGCCATGCACATGTGCGGCCATGAATGCCAGTTTATTCACGGCCTTGAGGGCGAGGTAATCCCAACCGGGTTTCGATCCTCTCAATTGAGTGTCCGCCAGATGGCGACACTCATCACATGGCTATACGCTTTCGGCGCAGAGCACAGCGTGGTTTGGTCCGAAACGGTCCCTGAAGAATATCTGGGGGCAGCATAATGGCCCGCAAGCCGATACCACTAAAAACACAACTTCGGGCCGCTATCATCCAGCTTGGCCTAGACCCTGACAACGTAGAGTTAGACCACGACCCGGCGCTACGGTTGCGCCCTAAGTGCCCTGAGACTGGCGACACAATCCCGCCCGCCAATGACCCTGAATTTCTGGTGTGGCGAACGGTTGAAGACCACAAGGACAAGACGCGCGGCGATGCAAAGCGGATCGCTGCCGACCGGCGAAAAATGCGAGCCGAAGTGGACAAGGCTGCACGATTGGCCAAGGCGCAAGAGGCCCTCAGGGCAGCATCAGAACGGACAAGTCAACCCAAGCCCAAAAAGCAAAAGGGATGGGGTGGCAAATACCGCAAGAAAATGGACGGAACGGTGGTGCTGCGATGAACAGGAAACCCTCAAAATACGACCGTCGCTTTAGCCCATTTCATTGGTCGATGGACCGCTCCGGAGGCGGGCGCATCGGCTACGGGTTTTCTTCATTTCTGGAAGCAAAGCCAACCGTCAATCGCCCAATTAACCGTAGGAGCATGAAACGATGAACACACACTTTCACTCATCCATTAAATTGAAATCAGGTTCTCACAAACTGCCCTCGGAAGGCAGTTGCGCCATGGAGGTGGCAATCTTGGCCGCTGGATACGAATGGAGTAGCGTCAAAAGCGCTTCAGACCTACCACCCTGCATGTCCCGCGTCATTGGAGCTTACGTAATTAGCCTTAACGACGCGATGCCTGATGATGAACGGCAAAGGCTCATGCAATTCGTCACTCGCATGTCCGGCACAGCGGGATCGCCAGAAACTGAGCTAGACCGCGCTAAGCACCTCGTTGTGCACGCGGCAAAGCCCGCTGCCATTGCTGCCCTCAAATCCGCAGGGCTTCACGATTATGCAGAGCAAATTGCAGCTTCCGACACATTAGAAGAACTGGAAAAGGCTGCTGATGCTGCTGCTGATGCTGCTGCTGCTGCTGCTGCTGCTGCTAGGGCTGCTGCTGCTGCTAGGGCTGCTGCTGATGTTGCTAGGGCTGCACCATTCGGCTGGCATCCCTATCTGGACGCGCTCGAAGGTGCGCTGGCCATCGGACCGCAAGCCGATCCGATTGAAGTGGCAGACATCCAGAAGCGCACCCGCGTGTTGGTGTCAGCATGACCCGCCCCAAAGATAACAGCCGCTTGGAAGCATTGCGTGACCAAGTTGCTATGGAGCACCTAGTGCGCACGCTCGACAACAATGCGTTTTTCTGCGCAGCGCAATACGGTACGACACCAGAAATACGTCAAACTTATATCCGCCAGTACGCGGACAATGCTTTCAGGGCCGCTGACCAATTTATGGCGGCACGTGAACGCACGGAACAAGAGCGCGTTCCGATTGACTATAGGCCGTCGAAACAGGGGCCATGGAAGCCCGGGGAAGCCAGCACACAGGAGCCATCATCATGACACTAGCAGATAAAGCGCGTGAGGCGCTAAAAGAAGACAGCGTCACCGTTTTAATGGAGTACGGCATAGAGTTCGCACGCACAGTCATAGCAGCGGAAGCGTTGGCGGATGCACTGGACGAGGAACGGGTAAGGCATCGCGAGCACAACCACCTTATAACATCCGGCGTTAAGGTGGGTCGGGCTGTTGAGATATCCGCGCGGGCGTCATGGATAGAGGCGCAGAAAATCACAGACAAGGCCCTAGACGCCTACCGCAAAGCAACGGAGCCATTATCATGAACGATGTAACGGAAGCAGTGTTTCAGGCTGCGGTTGATCAGGCAAAGAAGGATTTCCCCTACTCCATCGGCATGCACGAAATGATGATCATCCGGTCCGCCCTTTCAGCCTCCTCCCATGCAGAACGGGTGAAGGAGATGCAAGCCGAACGCGACGAAGCCCTAGCCCACATCAAGGTGCTGGAAAAACAGCTCCAGTCTATAGTTTATTCAGCCTCAAACGCACCAAAAAAACACGGCTTTTACGGAGTTGTGAAGCATGTGGCCTTCAATGAACCACACCTGTCTAGGCTTAAGGAAGCCCTCTCTCGATCCCCCAGCCAATCCCTAGCAGAGCACGACAAGCGTGTGAGGGCTGAGGAACGGGAAAGGTGCGCACAGGTAGCGGATGAAATGGCCATGCACTCAATGAACGACGATGTGATTGAAGCTGCGCAGATGATTGCAGCAGGCATCCGCCAATCAAAGGAGGGTCAGTGATGGTGGATGTTGAAACCTTGGTTTCCGCAGCAGCCGAAAAAGCAGCCTTGGCCATCGACATTTTTAATCCACAAGCCATTGTGACAATGGTTTCAGGCGGGCGCGATAGCGCTGCAACCCACGCGCTGGCTGTGGAGCTAGGCTTGCCAGTTACACTATCCATCCACGGGCGGACGGGTTGCGGCATCCAGCAAACAACCGATTGGGTTCAGGCCAACTATGGCACCGATGCACCCTTAATAGTCGCTGATGCTGGTGACGCATACGAAAAATATGTTCTGCGGAAAGGTTTTTTCGGGAAGGGCATAGATGCACACGCATTCGCTTATCGCGTGCTAAAGGCGCAGCCCTTTCGGAAAGCCGTTTCCGCTAACCTGCGGAATGGCAAGAGGGGCGTGCGTGTAATGCTTTTGAATGGTGCTCGCAAAAGCGAAAGCGAAAACCGTCGCAAGCATTTGCGCCGTGCTCGCCCCGATCCAGCGCAACAAGGCAATGTTTGGTTCAACCTCATACACGATTGGACCGCCGAGGACCGGGACGCCTACCTTGCCAGCCGCAACGTGCCGATCAATCCAGTAGCGCAACAACTTTGCCGATCTGGTGAGTGTATGTGCGGCACAATGCAAACACACGGTGAACGCCTAGAAGCCGCCGCGTTGTACCCCGAATGGAACAAGTGGCTCACCGACCTAGAGACAGAAGCCCGTCGCTTGCACGGTTGGGGCTGGGGCGAAATGATGCCTAAACCAACAGACAAAAACCAAGGCGAATTGTTTATGCCGATGTGTGTAGATTGTGGAGGCCAGGATGCAGCGTGAAGAAGCACCAACTTATTGGGCTGAGATTTGTCTTGCGGGCGATCTTTCGCAGGCCAAACACGCCTGTCGTGAGTTTTGCGAGCGCGGTCTATGCGTGACGGTCACTCCCACGAGCTACATCTACACGGGCGGCGAAGAATTGGGCGTGATCGTTCGGCTGATCAATTATCCGCGCTTTCCAATGGAGGCGGATGAGATTGCGACGACAGCGCTTGAATTGGCCGAGCATCTAAAGGTGGCACTTTATCAAGATAGCGTGAGCGTTGTATTGCCAGATCGAACTGTTTGGATGAGCCGCCGCGCCCCCACCCAACCCCATAAGAGAGAGGAATAGCGCCGCCTAGGTCAGCGTGTGTGAGGTCTTGACGGGCTTATCCTCTTTGGGCTGGTAGACTTCTTCCATGCCAAGGCCAAAGAGGCGTTCAAAACATGCGCGGCCAAGCCATAGCACTTCCTCTGTGCTCATGTGGTGCAGCCGTCCGTCGCGGGTTTTAAGCCATAGCGAACCGTTTTCGCGGAACACGTGGGGCTTGGGATCGGCGCAGCGATTGCCGTTTTCATCAATCATTGGTTTGACCTGTTGACTTAAGGGTCATTAGCCCTATATTGAGACTATGGGCAAGGAAGCCCGCTCATAGGAGATAGACGGATGAATAAGCTAACCGACCGCCACAAGGCCGCCCTTGTTGCAATCGCATCTATGCCAAATCAAATAACAACCGGATACGATTTAAAGTGTAAAGGGCTAGGCCACACCGGCACCTTGCGACAACTCGCCAGCAGAGGTCTGGTCGCACCAATCGGACGTGGCCACATGGCCTTCCCTCAGAACGGCACCTATGCACTGACTAAAAATGGCAAAAAGCTTGCATCCAACATTGCCAGCCTACAGCGCATTGAGAACGCCAATGACCCCGCTTGAGTTCAAGCAGCACCGGGCGCGGCTCGGCCTAACACAGGCCGGGCTTGCTGCGCTTTGGAACATGGGTAGTAATGGCGGGCGCACTGTGCTT